CCTGTCATATCAGTATCATTGCCATAACCATCAGAGTCATCTTTATTATCAGAGTTATTTTTAGAAGAACTATAAGGCTTAAAGAATAACTCTAGCTCCTCCTGCCTACGGTTTTCTAATCCTGGGATAACTTCGCCATTAGCCATACGAAACTCTGCAGCTTCTTTCCTAAAGGTTTCAAAGTCACCTGCATTAAGAGCAGCACGTGCCTTACTGTTTTCAAATTGTGGACCACCAATATTATATAGCAGTGACTTAACAGCGGCTTGTTGATTAGGGTTTAGATCAGCAGTAACAAGGTTGTTATAGTCTTGATCAGTAACTGCCATTTCTTCAAGAAGTCTAGCATTTGCAGCTTCTTCAGTTATGGTGTCACCCATCTTAACACCTTTAGTAAATCCGTAACCAATTGTAGGAACACCTGCAGAATCAAGATAAGCTTCTTCACGAAACCCTTCTTTATCTTTAAGAAAATCCATATACATTATATTAGATACTGTTGGGTCTGGTCTTGTAGGACCAGCAGTTGGTGTCTGCGGGGGTTGATTACTTTCAGGTTGACTAATTCCTGTTTCTCTTTCTACTATGTTAGCAAGGGCTTCAGGGCCTGTCATGTCAGTCGATTCTGCTTTTTGTTGATTAACTGCAGCAAGAAGTCCTGGATCTATAGGGACATCCATAGCAGGTACTGTTTTATTTGGTAAAACTTTAGAGACAGGATTAACAGCAGCAAGAGCTTTTTCTCCTGATTTAGCAGTCCCGCTAGAAAACAAACCAGTAATTAAATCAGTAAAGAAATTACCACTTCCCTCTGCAAGATACACAGGACCACCATGTGCAGAATACTCAGGAATTGTACCGCCCTGTTGTGCCTGTACAGCACGACCTGCATTGTTCATCTTTTCTATCTGTGGCTCAAACATACGTGTAGCTTCAGCGTTCATTACAAACTCGCCTGGAGTTAGCCAAGCAGGGACTGTATCAGTTCCTTTAGGGTCCCCAGGATGATTAGGAATGTCTTTCATCATCGGAGGAATTGGACCCATATCAATATCACTGCCTTCATAAAACTCAAAGGAAGTCATATTTCCATATCGGTCTTTATTAGTAAAACTTTTAAGTTTCATTACTTGTCTCCACTTGAGTCATTGTTATCAGCTTTCCTTAGATAAGGGGCCACTATATGACACTTCAATCTCTTCATTAATTGGACCACCTGATTGTTTATATCGGACCATAGACAACGGACCACTAACATATCCACCTTTGTTAAACAACCCAAGGGCCTTTCCTGCAAGAAGACCTGCTCCAATATAAGGAACTGCTGTTCCTAGAGCCGCCATACCACCAGCAGTAGCTGCGCCTGTACCTGCTGCAGTAGCTGCACTTGTACCTGCTGCAGTAGCTGCAGGGGTCACTGCTGGCGCAGCAGAACCCATAACGCTTTGCATTAACGGCGTTGCAGTTGAAGCTGCAGGTGTTGCCATTGCAGCACCACCACCTGGACCTAGATTTGCTGTAGCAGCGTTAGCCATATTACCTGTAAAAGAAGAAGCCGGTGCTGTTGCAGGAGCAGGAGTAGTAAATCCTTTCCATGTCTCTACAACTTTTTCTTTCATAGGCGTATAAACTTTTTCTTTAAAAGGATCTACAACATAATCAGTAAATCCTTTTTCAGCCATGCCAGTAGCCTTATCTGCTGCAGCATTTTTTGCCATTAACATTGCTTGTTCTTGTAAAGTAGGATCTTGAGGCCGTGCTGGGAGAGGAGCTGGTTGATATTGTAAGCCTTGACGATTTAATCTATTACCGCTTTGTGCTATTGTAATCATTATTTCCCTCCACCGCCACCAGTTGATTTAGTTTCTGAGCCAGCGCCCTGAAGATTAGCAAAGAAATTTGCAAGAGATGTATCTTTTGCTTCAAGTTCTTTTTGTTTTTGTTGTTGTTCTGCAGATCCTGCTGAGCCTAAGTTCTTAATACCCATATCTGCTACACGTTGTCGTTCTTGGTCTAAAGCTAATGAACGATCAGCTAATGAACCAGCCATTGCTTTTTCAAAACGAGCACTTCCAAGGCCACCGCTTGTAGAAGCACGACCAGCTGCAGTTCCCATAAGGTTTTGAAGATCTCTTTGACGACCTGCAGAAGTATCAAACATTCCAGTACCAGCAATAGCATCTTGAGCTTGAGTCTTTTGAGCCTGTAATGCTTCTTGTTGAGTTTCTGTTAAACCAGCTGCTAGTAGGTTTGGGTTTTCTTGAGTTTCTCTAAGGCGTTCAAGATTAATATCTAAGCCTTCTTCTAGTTGAGGCCTTGCCCAATCTGGGATGCCTGTTGTTTGTGTTTGTTGTCCACCGCCGCCTCCTTTATACACTGTACGTGCGCCAAATGGGGCATAAGCATCGCCGGTAATTAGACTTGTTAAAATCATTTAACTCTCCTGTATCACGCCTCTTACTGAAACGTGTAGTGCCGCATCATATCGGCGTTGCAAGAATCGACCATAATCAAAAGCTTCTTGCTCACCTCTGATTGAGTCAGATCGCCAGTGTTGACCCCCATGTTCTTTAACATGAGCAATCATGGCATCGAATAAACGGTATACTGGAATAGCTGTGTTATAGTCATGGTCTACAATACAATCTTTTACATCCATTACCCACTCATTTGTGTAATAGTTATTAAAAGTACTAGCAGAAAGAAAACCTCTAAGCTGGTCATTAGAATAATAACCAATTACAAAATCATGCAAACTACCTTCTTTTTGTTTTTGCACAAGAGAAAGAAAGTATTGAATCCAGACTGATTCGTTTCGCTTATACCCATAGTATTCGTTATGTTGTGTTGATTTATTCATAAGCTGTATAGCTTCAAATACATCATTATCCTCAATCTTTTTTATCATATTTAACTTGGCTTAGTAGGCCAATCCTCTGTATCTAAATAAGGCCATTTAGAGTTACTAGTAATATCCCTAAGTTGTTGACGATATGTTTGCCACTGACTTATTGTTCCTGGAAACGTAGCATCAGATATTTGAGTGTAATCTGAAGCTGTTAAATAAACATTACGCTTATTAAGTTGTCTAGCTGTATATGATTCTTCTGATTCATAAGTTGTTTTAGTTTCAGGATTATAATGTGTATCATAAGTGTCGGGTCTAATACCTACAATTGTTGTTTCTGTTGAAGCCATAGTTGTTTCTATTTGACCTTGTGATGTTATTTTATTATTAGTATCAATAGTAATAAACAATGGCATTATACAGGTCTCCTTACTTCAGTAATACTTGCACTTGCGCTATTGCCAATTGCAGTATCTCCCCCAGGTCTTTCTCTATAACAAAATAAATAAATAGTACCCCTATTTACATTTACGTTAGAGTCTGACATAGCCGTAGTAAATGAACTTGATTGATTGGGTGAGTTAGCTTGTATACTAGCACTGTCTATTGTGTTAGCAAAACTAGTTGTACTCCCTACACTTAATCCAATTTGACTGCTACTATAATTAGCTGAGCCTTCTGTTCCTAATTGTGAGTTATCTAATACCTTTACAAACACAATGTCACCAATACCTGCTTCAGAAACCACAGTGACTTGAGAAGTATAAGATACATCTGTATCAAAATCAGGGCTATCTGTTGTTTCTATTCTGAGAAATTCAAACCAGTTAGTATTAACACCAGCACGACTTCCTGATTTACTTTGAAGAGTAATACCAATATCAAGATTTCTTGCTTGAATTGCACCATCAATTCTAATATTATTTACATTTAATGTTCCTGCATTAATTGCAGATATATCAGATGCTAATCTAAATCCAGTAGTACCAGGATTGATTACATTAGAAGCTGTAAATGTTTGTGCTGAACTAGACCCTGGCGTTCCTGCTTGCGACACAATTGTTCTTAGTTGTACATAAGCTGAGTTTGCATCCTCTGGTAAATAACCTGCAGACCAAACTGTAAATGTGGCTGTATTACCTGCAGACCTAGTGATTGTTAACTGCTGCCCCCTTACTAGTTGGCTAATAATAGTTGTGTTTGCAGTACTAGATGCTCTTATTTTTAACACAACATGATCAGTATTACTAACAGGATCAATAAAATCTGTCCAACTAGTAGCTGATTTATTTGCAGCATTATTAGCAAAGCCTAATTTTAATCCCCAGTTGTTAGCTGACAATGCTCCTGTTCCTGAAGTGTAGTTAGAAATAGTTACATTTAAAGAATTAAAAGCACCATTAAAATTAGTACTAGTTAAACTTCCTCTAGTAGTAACATTGTTAAACTCAGCATTACCGCTAGCTCTTTGTATTTGCCAACCACTTGATCCTGATATGTAGTTATCTGATTGAATATTAGTACCAAAATTTACAGATGCAATTGGGGTATCAAAAGTAACTGTAGGACTACCTGCGTCTGCTGCTTGTATTACACGAAATCGTGATGACCAAAACAATGCAGTAGTAGTTGTAATATTAACTGTTACAGGGGTTGTTTGCCAATTAGCAGTAAGACCTGTAAATGCGCCTGTAGAAAAGTTATAACCGCTTGCACTAGGTGTTCCTGGATTATTGGTAGAAGCTTGATTATAAAACACAAGACCTGATTCTACTTCAGTAGCAGGTGTACCGTCTTCTACCATCTTCACAGGGCTTGTCCAAGTTAAACTTGAATCAGTACCTGATGTACCTGACACAGATGCAATAGTAGTAGATATGTAAACTGGATCTGTACCAGACGGAAATGTAGCTGACCATCCTGAAGGGGCAGTAAGAGTCTTAGTGCTAAAGTTATACGACCCACCTGTAGGAGTAGAGGGAGACCCAGAAGCCCTAAGAAATACTTCAAGTACAATAGAACTACTTCCATTTACAGAAAACACTTGTGGAGTAGACCAACTACTTGAAGAGATAATTTCTTTAGGTGTTGTATCTGAAATGTTTACTGTAATTACCCAAAGATAATCACCGTTAACTACAGAAGGGGGTGACGTTTGCCAGTTAGCACTACCATACGGTGCTGACTCATCAAAAGAAGCAGTACTATAGTTGTATGTAAGGTCTACATTAAGAGCAGCTGGGGCTGATGCTGAGGTTGTTCTAACATAAAGATATATAGTTGCTGCACTAAACCCGTCTACGTTAACACTGGTTGCTGCATTGGGGTTTATGCTAGGTGCAAGTAACCCTTTATTAATAGCCTCTGTAACTTGATTCGCCCAAGAATCTTGTGGGCTATCCCCAGATACTGGTGGACGAATAATAGACATTATCTAGTTCCTCCTTTAAGGATCTCATATTGTAAGCCTGATACATTCCAAGCATTTGTAGCTGTTTCAGTTAGCTTATAATTAAGAAACCTACCCGCTTCTTTAATGTCTACTTTGTAGTCATCGGCTACTACAAACGTATTGCTTACTCCTGTAGATGGGTTTACATCTTGACCAGGCTTACTGCTTCCTTTTACTTGTAGCGTAAGTGTTGCACTCGCGCCTTCTACTTTCATTGCAATAGAAGATAAAGTTTCAGTATCAAACTCAGGGGTCATGGTAAGTCGTCTACGTTCTACAAATGACTCATAAGCAGAACTGTTTACAAGAGAATAGCTTTTATCTGCATACATAATTTCTGTACTATAACTAAAGATAGGTACTTGATCGTTAGGATTGTTTTGATAAGGCGCAATGTCCCCTGAAGTAATTGCTGCTTGCATTCTACGGATAGTCCAGTTGTTAAGTCGGTAGTTCCATATTAAACATTCGTTTACTGTAGTACTAGTTCCTTTAGGATAACATATCCATATCTCATCTTTTGATTGATATCTAAGAATAAATAACTTTTGTTCATGTGCCTTATTAAGATTGTCTATAAGATAACGTCTTACTCTTGTATCTGCAACTGACTTAATACTTCCTGGGTGTCCACTAAATATATAAACATCGCTACTGCCTACAATAATATGTTGACCATCATACTCTTGAACAGCCTCTATTGTTTGAGCACCATAGCTGTCTGTTACTGTAGAAATAGAAAACGGTATTGACTCACTTCCAGTTTGTTCAATTGAATGAATAGAACTGTTAGTGTATATATACATACGGCCTTGCATTTCTGCCATGTCTTGAACTGTTCCAGTAGATGATAGAATAAACTCATCTGCAGTGTTTACACCTGCGTTGAATGGATTCCAGTTAGCAGGGATAGACCCAGGAGCAGCAACATCAGAGGTCCTAATAACACCTGCAAGTCTACGAACTACAGCATTGCCGTTTGCAGGATCAAACTCAGTAAGATTACCTGCAATAAGTAAATTTTTATAAGCACGAATTACCCCACAACGAACACTTACAACATTAGTTGCACGTACAGTTATTGTAATACTATCACCATCTAAAATAGAAGCTGCGCTAGGCGTTACAATAATTGTATTCGTTGCTGAGCTAAACGAAGTAGTAAAGATAGTTTGGTTTCCACCAGCTGCATTAGTTGAGTTACTCCCGATAGCAGTAATTTTTCCATAATTACGAATTGTATTTGTTTGAGAGTTTACAATTGTAACAATAACTTCTTTATTAACAAAATTATTACCACTTCTAGTAATGTCCTGACCTAAGTTAAAATCAAGAGACATTCCAGCAGCATTAAAAACAGTAGATGTTACTTGTTCATTTGCGTTATAGGAATCCCATCCAGGAAGTTGATACATATTAAGATTAGATACATTAGTATTTCCTGGAGTATCAGTAATATATAAAGGTTTTTCAATACCATTATTAATAATAAAACTAAACCCACCTGTAAACAGTGTATGTTGCCAAGTGCCGCCTTGTGCTATTGATGACTTTAAGGTTTTGGTTGTTTGATTACCATCGTTTTTAAGTGCATGAATAGTATCTGTAGACCCGTTGTTAGTTACTACAATGTAATACCCTGTTCCTGGATTTAAATTAGGAGTATCCCAAAAGGCTACAAATATTACAGGGTCTGTAAAGGGAGAAGCGATTGCTTCTTCTCCTTCCATTTTACGCACAGCATTATCCCTAAAGCGTACATTTAAACAATCTGTAAAAACATTCTCTGCTAGAGAAACTGCAGGTGTGTCTTTAATTACGCCAGCAGACGCAATGTTTTCAATAGGTATAACTTGACCTGCCATTTATCCCTCCTTATTAAGAGCACTCTTTTTGGCCTGTAAGCGGGTCGATGAAGCAAGCTTCAACCTTTCCCTTTTCTTCAACCACTTCCTCATTCTCGCTAAGTACCTTCTCTTCCTCTTCCAAGGTTTCGTTGAAGATACCAAATCTTTTTCCACTGATCCTGAACGTAGTGCATCCCTTCGCCCCGCCCTTCCAGGCATCAACATACACTTGTTTAAATTCCTCATATGAGACATCGTCTCCCACATTACAAGTTTTAGAACACGCTGAGTCAACGTAGTGTTGAGACAACAGCAATACTGCTAAGTGGTCTTGAACTGAAATATCAGATGATGTCCTCCCTTCTACTCCTCTTGCATAAGCGTAATCTTCTACACGCTCTACACGAGGCCCTTCAAATGTTTGGATAGTACGATCGTAATAGTGACTAAATACTGGCTCTATCCCACCAGTAACATTATCTGCCACGAGGCTAATAGTCCCAGTAGGAGCAATGCTAGTAAGGTGGCTGTTACGTATGCCATGTTCTCTGATCTCCTTTTTAACTGATGCAGGAAGTGTGCGTATAAAATTAGATTTTAAATACTCTTTACGGTACATAGGGAATGAGCCTTTTTCTTTTGCAAGAAATGCTGATGCCCGATAACAATTATCTCGTAAACAAGCAAATACTTTTTCTGACCAATTAAGAAACTCAGAAGATGCGTAAGGGTACCCTAGAAGCTCACCAGCGTTAGCTAACGCAGTTACACCTAGTCCCATACGTCTTTTAGCCTTAGCCTCATCAGACTGCTCTTTAAGCGGGTAAATAGTACGATCAATAATATTATCCATAGCACGTACTACATGCGGAATATCTTTTTTAAACTGTGTAAAATTAAATGTATATTTACCATCACTTTCATCAAGGTATTTTACTAAGTTAAAGGAACCTAATAGACATGCGCCTTGCGGGGGCAACGGCTGCTCACCACATGGGTTAGTGGCTTCAATGGTCTCACAGTACCACAAGTTATTCATCTCTTGTATACGGTCAATAAACAGAACCCCAGGCTCTGCCCAATCCCATGTTGAGTTCATTATTTCGTCCCAAACCATTGAGGCCGATAAAGACCCACGCACAACACCGTCAAAGATAAGATCGTACTCGGTATTACTATCCAAAGCTTCCATAAATGCATCTGTAATCCCGACTGAGATATTAAAACCTGTGAGCTTATCACTGTTGCGTTTAGCCCTAATAAAATCAAGAATATCAGGATGGTCAATCCTAAGGACACCCATTTGTGCTCCACGCCTGTGACCAGACGAAGCAATTGTTTGACACACTGCATCAAAGATACCCATGAAAGAAACAGGACCAGAGGACTGAGAATCGAGAGAATTAATATGATCGCCACGAGGTCTGAGCTTAGAAAAATCATATCCAATACCGCCCCCCTTACGCATTGTTTCGGCTGCTTCTGCTGCACGTTTCATAATGGACTTCATATTGTCATCAATAGTCCCTGAAACAAAGCAGTTAAATGCAGTAGTAATACGCCGACTGCCCATTGCATTTTGAACCCTACCTGCTGGTAGGAATCTCATATTTCCAAAAATGTCTTCTAGTTCTAATTGATGTTCTTCAGTATCATTAAGTGCCGCTGCCATACGTTTTACTTTATCATCAAAGGACTCACCTTCTTGACGATACTTCATAGCATCAATCTCTTCAGAAATATGTGTTAATGGGCCTACGTACTCTACGTTTCTCATAGTATTATTACCTCTTTGTTAAATAGAATTTTGTCTATAAGGGGTATATACTTTGTACTTCTCTCATTCTAGTTACAAGACGTTCTGCACGATTTGGTACTTGATTATACCAAAGACTATCTTTCATTTGATTTGCTGCTTCTTGCCAATTAGAAATTGCTACAGCTGCAATAAACTTTTTAAATTTACTAAGTCTTGGTCTTCCCATATTAAACATCATATTAGCAACAATTAATTGGACTTCATCGGGCAATGTTTTGAAACTGGGGAAGAGCGTTTCGCATTCTTTAAGCACCACATTGATGTCGCTAATAAAGCATTCGTTGACTCTATCTTCTGAGACAGGCGTTCCGACAGGTTGTCCATACTCCACATCATCGACCAAAATAAGATGCCCCACACCGTGAGTTGGATGCCCAAGATGGTCAATATAGATCTCATATTTGCAACCCTCGTCAATAAACAAATCTTCTTTTAGTTTATCTATATTCATTTAGTTAGCCTCTTTTGCTTTTCATATGTCCTTAAACCGCCAATCCCCAACATGCCGCCTAATACGGGCAACAGAGTGCTCATGTCAAATTCAGGTAGGGTAGGTAGCTGAGTCCCCGTTAAGGCTACTACAAAGAGCAGAATAGGCTGTAAAACAAAATGATAAGCAAAAGCAGAGGCACACACCCACCCAACCGCTGGTCTCCATCCTCCTTTAAATATAGAGCCTGAAGCTGCTTCTGCTTTGTTTACTTCTATTTGAGCGAGTGCTAACTCTTGAGCGTGTTTCTCCCCCATTGTTGCAAGCTCGTGTGCAATTTTAGCTTTTTCATCAGCATCGGGGATAAACTTATCTAGTAAGGTTGTTACTGGTCCAATTAAAGCTTGGATCATGTTTGTTCTCCTTCTGGTATAACACATCTTCCTTGTACAGGATAATGAAACGGTATATTCTCTATAATATCTTTACCCATTTCAATTGTTCTTTCTTCACATTGTTCTAATTTTGTATACGGACCAAGTGTGTCTCCTGCCATAAAACAATTCATTGTTCCTGTAATACACACCATTACCCATGCCTCAAACATTCTATCCTCCTAGTTCTTTTAAATATAATATCCACCAGATCATACCACCACCGCCACCTCCAACAAGCACAATAGATAATATAATACCTAAGATAAGGTCTTTCTTTCTGGCTTCTTCTTCAAGAGCTTTTTTTATTTGAGCACGTTCATTTGCAATCTCAGCTTGAAGTCTTTCCCACTGTCCTGGTTTTCCATACCACTGAAATATTTGTCGAAGCTCTTTACGCATATCTTCTAACTTTTCTTTTCTAAAATGTTTTTCAATAGCTGAATCTTCTGCTAAAGAAAATCGTGATTTCTTTTTTCTAGCTGCACCAAATTGGAGTTCTGCTTCTCCTTGTGCATATCTTGCTACAGCATTACTCATAGAAGAAAGATCACGGCCCATCTCTATGCCTTTTTTAATTGCGGAATGCCCTGCAGATAGAGCAGCGAAAGCTGATACTGGGTCAATCATTTAATATACCCTCACATTATCTGTATTAACATATCGTGGAACACAATAAGCTGTCACTCTATCTCTTGGGTCCATGTAATCTAAGTATTGGTAATTGCCGTGTCGTTGTGATAATTGACTAGCAAAGTAGAGGCACTCATTAACATCTCTAAAGTACATATCTCCGCTAGTCATTTTTCTTGTTTCACCTGTCCCTAAATAAACGAGGAGGAGAAAAACATGTGTCATAGCTTAGTAATAAGCATTACTGCAAGACCAATGATTGACGTAGTAGAAACCATAAGCATAGCTTCTAATCGCCACATTCGTTTGTCTAACATTTCTAGTTTGTCATTAACCATCTGGTAGCGTATAGCACATTCTTTTTCATGTGCTTCTAGTTCCAGTTGGACCTTAAGTTCTGGTTCCATACGCTGCTCCAACATTTACTAAGAAGCAGTATAAGCTTTACCAGCAGTAATTGCACTTGTTGTAGCTGCCATGTCTTCTGAACCCCAATCGGTTTTAGCTTTCATAAGTTCTAGATGTTCAACATTACGGTCTACGCAAGATTGACGGTCAGCAGCAGATTCATCTGCCATTTGTGACCCTGCAATTACAGCAGTAATAAGGTCAACGCTGTGACCCATAGCTGTGTAGTCTTGTGCGAGTTCTTCTGTAGTTCTACTCATATTATTCTCCTAATTTTAATTCTAATTCAGTTACTTTTGCTGAAAGTTCTTGTACAGCTTTGATTAAAGGAGATATAAACTCCTCATATCGCAAGGCTAACAAGTCAGTGCCGCCGTCTTTTTCGCTTCTAAGATTGCAATCAATAAACCCAGCAAACTTTTCTTCTGGCTTGCTAATATCTGAAAGCACAGTCCTGACATCTTGTGCCACTAATCCATAGTGAGTGCGAGTTTTACCTGTTTTAGTAAATGACTTTGGAGACAGTCTATTGATAAAATCCAAGCCTAAATCACTGTTTGCTATATTTTCTTTTACCCTGCTATCAGAGGTAACAATTGTGCCATCTGTTGCGTAGATGTTGTCATACCTGTGGGAACTAGAACCTAAATCGGTAAAATCGTCTTCTGCGGGAAACAAGCGAGGGTTTTGCGTTGCATCACGATTGTAGTGCTGCAAAGCCCCACTATTTGAACCAATAGACGAATAGGTTACCCCTCTGCCCAGCACAAGCGTTCCAAGTGCTGTAATATACTCGTATCTAGGATTGCCACCGCCGTCTGAAATTACTATGTTGTTATTGGTTGTGCGGATGTCTAGGTTGCTCTGATTGCCTGTGTATGCACCAATAATAGTGTTAGCGGAGCCTGTGGTCATTTCAGAACCAGCGGCTTTACTGGCACCTCTGCCTACATAAGTGTTATAACTGCCTGTGGTATTATTAAATCCTGTACCGTATCCAAAAAATGCGTTCTCTTGTCCCGTTGTGGTTCGGTATCCAGATATATTACCAAAACAACTATTCTGCCCCCCAGTAGTGTTTAAATACAGCGACTGATAACCCATCACTACATTGTTAGCACCCGTGGTGTTTGTCAGCATTGAATCTTTACCGACAGCAGTATTATAGCCTGCCGTAGTATTTGATGTCAGTGCGTTATAACCGACTGCAGTATTGTCTACGCCCGTGGTGTTTGCGTCTAGGGATTGCATACCAAATGCAGCATTTTTTGCGCCAGTTGTGTTTGCGCTAAGAGCGACTTGACCTACTGCTGTATTGTAGCTTGCTGTTGTATTCGCACCAAGCGCACCTACTCCTACTCCTACATTGTTTGCACCAGTAGTATTTGCGTCTAA